CGAAAAGAGAATTATTTCTAGAGCAAAAGGAAATAAATATGGAAGCATGGTTAGAAGAAGATTGGAAGTTGTTGGCTGAAGACCCAGAATGGAGTGGATTAGCAACAAGTGCCCTCAAAGAAGAGGTGAGACCAATAGCAAAGATAAAAGCCAATTCAATAAGAACGTTTATGGCCTTTGCAGCGGATGTGACTGTTCATGGATGTCGATTGTTTAGTGACATGAATGAAAGAATGAACAGAGCTCATTTACAATGCGCATCAGGTGTTGGAATGAGTCCATATGGAGGAAATTGGAATGTTTTGTACGAAAAGTTAAACGTCTTTCCGAATGGATATGCTTTGGATGAATCACAATATGATTCGTCATTGCGAAGTTTTTTAATGTGGGGATGTGCAAGATTTCGATGGAGAATGTTACGAGTTGAAGATCGAACACCCGAAAATTTAGCACGAGTACAAACGTATTATCGTAATTTAGTAAATACGCTAGTGATAACAGCAACAGGAGTGATAATGATGAAACAAGGTGGAAACCCGTCAGGATCTGTAAATACAATTAATGATAATACATTAATATTGTATACACTGTTAGCTTATGCTTGGATAATTAATTGGGACCGTTTTTGTGGGAATGAACAAAACGAAGAAACATTAATTGCGCCAACATATGGAGATTTTGAAGAACATACTTCAAAAATACTAGTAGGAGATGATAATACATGGACAGTGTCTGATTGGGCACATCAATTCTTTAATGCATCATCCGTGATTAAAGAATGGAAGATCTTAGGAGTAACAACAACAACCGATTCAATGTTACCCCGTCCTGCGGTGGACTTAGATTTTTTTTCAGCTCATACTGTCTTTATAGCCGATAAAGCAGTACCATTGTATGATCGAGCCAAGCTGATGACAACATTGTTGTATGCACCACGAGCTCATCATACCCCTGCAACCACGTTACAAAGAGCATCAGCTCTATTGCAGGTAGGATGGACAGATTTAATCTTCCGAAAATTTTGTAGAGGATTAATAGCATACTTGCTGTCTGAATTTGACAAGGTGTGTGCTGAAGACCAAACGTGGCGAGATGCCAAATGTGGAATATTGTCAGATGAAAAGATTAAAGAAATATTCATTGGAAAAACAATACATTATGAGGTTGTTAGGATTCAATCATTATGTGAAAACGAAAGAAAGATAATTAAGTCACATAAAAGAATT